TATGTGAAATAATAGTTCTTTAGAAGGGGAAGTCAATGTTAACCTTGGTTTCTTATAACGACGCTTGATAACTCTTCCTCCACCGTCTATTGCTCCGAATAGAAATGCACATGTAGGTTGATATCCACATATAGGAACCCCACGTGTTGGTTCAAATCCTATCTTATTAGAGAAATCTATAATTGATTTATCATTAACATGTATGGTAGTTTGACCTTCAACAGTCTTGTCCTCTGTATAATCTTTCAGGTTTGTAATATTATGTAGATACATTAATGATTCTAATTGGTAGTCGCGAAGTAGTATCTTGAAGTTTCTAGTTTTCTTATTATATTTAGTAGTAAATGCAAGAAAACCCGCAGTATAGTCGTCGTCATACGGTCTCATTATTTACTCCATATATAAAGAGGGCCACTCTATAGAGCAGCCCTCTTCGTAGTTAAATTCAAATCAAGCGTACTGTTATTCTAATCCTGCCCATTCCTTATATGATGTAAGAACGCTCGCATCAAGTTTAGGTATAATTGATTCACCTGGTTCTGGAACCCCAGTAGTAAATCCTTGACCGTCGGCTCCTGCAGGATAATCTACGTCACCAGCGTTAGCTGCCCACGGTACCCAAGGTGTCATTGTACGAGCTACGAAAGTAGCTTGTTCTTCATTCGTAATATCATCAACAGATAAACCGCCACCGACATTAAGAATTTCAACACCCACGATTACTTTCCAAGCTGAAAGACCATACTCATTCTGCATTATGTTAACGTATCGCATTTAATCGATACTCTATATGTTTCCATATAGATCAGACTATATCTTCACTGTTAATGTTTTAGGATCTATTTCTTCTCCTTCGAATTCTACGTTTGTTAGTTCGCATCCTTCGAATCTAGTTATAGATCCATCTTTGTGTTCTACATCAATAGTGCTGGGCGCTCGTGGAGTGATTATTGAATGAACTATCTCACACTCTAGTCGTTGAACCTTCTCCATACTTATTACTTGTTCGTTCAGGAGCTTGGCTGCTGATTGACTCCATGTATGTGGTGTTTTTAGAGCTATCGCGATTACCCTTTCGAGTTGCGCTGTAGCCATCACATCTTTGCGAAGTTGTTCCAGCAATTCACCCAGTGTTTCACAGGAGTTTAATGCTCGTAAGATTTTATGAAGTGAATCATGACATATCTTACACATGGTTGTTCCATTATCTATGTCATATCTGTCGTTTGGATAATCAGCAAATGATTTAATATGATGGGAATGTTTATAACTTCCATCATGATTATCACAACAAACGCATGTGTAATTGTCTCTTTCTTTTACTTCCCTTGCCCAGGTTTTGTATTCCAAAGAACATCGTTCCTTATGGTTTGGTTCAGTTATTCCACCTTGCCAATTCCAGTGGTTTTCACCACTCCATTCAGGTTTCTTCTGTCCTTTGTTTACGTTTTCCTGGAGTCCTTTCTTACCTTTATTCCAAGGTATAGAAAGAAGGTTATTAGAAATTCCTGAATAATCTACTCTACCCTTTTCCTCAGCTAATTTCCTAGCATCAGATTTGGTTCTAGATATACCATTTTCTCGCACAATCTTAGCAACGAAACCCTGAGATTTCCCTACTAGCAAAGCCACACTTCTGGTACTATCACCAGCTTGGTAAAGATTAATAATTCTTTGTTCTAATTTTGTCATAATTCTATTCATAATATACTACTTTCTATTTGAAAGTCAAGCACTTTTCCTGTGGACCCTTTTTTGATTGAGCCACTAGCGTAATATCCATTGGCATAACCTGGTCCATGAACTCAGGTGGTGATAATCGTGTACTAATTGTTGTTACTGCAGGAGATGACCAATCCCAAATACTCTGGTTACCATTGATCGCTTCCTGTTCTTGCTCATGTGCGAAATACCATAACTGTCTTCCACCTGCATTGGCCGGATCGTTATCGTTCTGTACAATAGTCCATAGTGGATCTCTATCGAACAGAGCAAATAAGCTTTGATTTTAATCAAATGGACTATGTCTTCCCACCACAAATGAATTGTGGCTTGGATAGCGTATTATGTCGAGGGTGAGTAGATTTATCATATCTACGCTTCACGACATCCAAGGAGATTTGTTTCATATAAAGATCAAATTTACGTTGAAGATGAAGTTCAGTGTTAGAGTTAACATACATCCAATGTGTTAAATCAACACAAATAGGTCCATTATATTTTAAACGATAGACTTTCGATTTACTTCCATCTTTTCTTACTATAACCTTGTTTGTTATTTTCTTTCTTGGTAGGCCTGTATATCTAGTTATTCTTGCAGCTATCCAATTAAGAAAGTTCCATGAACCGGAATGGAATGCGATGTTTTGGCTTTGTTTGGTATTAGTTTCTATATCGGCAGGGATATACATACCACCATCACCATCATACACTCCTAATAAGAACGAAGCGAAGTATTCTTTCGGTATATTTACTTTACTAATAGTTAAACTCTTAGCAGGTAATACATTGTATTCAATTAAATCTTCATATATTTCCTGGCTCCTAAATGCAACATAATCCACATCATGTTTGTTAGTATGAATATCAACGGATTGCATAGGTTCCATCTTATTCAAGATGTTGCGTAGCCAAACTTTCCCATCCTTTTGTGTAATATTAATAACACCACCCCAATTAGGTTTGTGTTTATGTAAGTTACCATCACTAGCAATTACTCCAATAATATAAGCATTGTTGTTTGTTAGTTTCTTGAAGTAATCTTGGTTAATCCTTGATAAACCCCTACCAGCGGCTTTCAATCCTAATTTATGAGCTTTGAATGATGCTGATTGTTTTGATCTATTTAATTTCTCATGAATATATGGATCTTTATGGTAATTAGCATTAAGGATTTGAATATCGGAAAGCGACCACTTTTTAACAATGTGCTTCTTTGGAAGTTGTAGCTTAATAATACGATCTTTAATCGCATTAGGCGTTCTCCCAATTAATACACCTATATCAACATATGGTTTATCCATATACTGATCTTTGATAGTGTCGTCTTCTTCCTTAGTAAAGTACCGATTATATTTACTTGTCATATCGTTAACTCCTTAGAGTCTCTACAGGGCTGATTCTTAGTTGATTCAACCCCTCGGTGTTGGTACTAATATACACTTTTCTTCAGAAAAGTCAAGTACTTTCGCCGATGTAAGCTATCTTTTAGTTCACCCTTATTATTTGAGCGAACCGGCTATACCTCTTTTTCCTCTACTAAAGCTTCGAGGATTGGCTGAGCCGAATGTGTAAACTGGTGCCTTTTCTCTTGTGATTGAATAACTGATTCCTGTAAGCGTTCCAATTATACGGTCTCCTACAAGAGCTGTAATGTCAATTCCTGACATACTCGAAAATGCTGCTACACCTGCCATATTAGTGTACCTCCAAAATTAAGTTAACGTTATATATTATATCCAATATCTCTTATCTCATATTTTATCTAGCAGGGTTTTCTTTTCTATTATCATCTAAACCCCTCAATCTTATCTTAAAGAAAATGGACCGGGTATGGCGGGAGGGGAAAGACCACACCCAATCCTACTAATTTCTACTTAAATTACACAAGCGCCAATGACGTTGTGAATGCTATCTTTCTGATTTCCTTGGATGTTGATATGTTGAGTAAGACTTGTGTTTTACCACTAATCTTATCAGCAGATGTTGCATAGACAGTTACACCTAGGCCACTAATTCTTTCTGGATGAAACTGATCCATAATTTTGTTACGGATACTAGTTTCAAGTGACTTACGCATAGTGTCGTTACCTGATTTACCCAAGAATGGTTTCGCTACCAGTCTAGCTGTTTGAATAATATCAAACACTATCTGAGTAACAAACTGACGATCAAATTTAGAAGCTGATCGTGCAAGAGTAGGTGAATCAATGATTGTATACGAACCATCAATTGAAGATTGAGTATACAAAGTGTATCTCATCTGGTTAATTTTGTTAATCCATTCGTTATTCATGATTGGATAAACAAATCTCTGGATAGGACCAGAGTTGATGTTTTGGTTAACAATCGCATGATCCGGATTCATGTTCTGCATAATTGCAGCATGAATTCCTGCAAACTGTCCTACATATGGAGTACCATTATTAACACCAGTAATCTGGAATACAGCATCCCCAACAGGAACAATCATATGGTAATCATCATATGTTGCCACCTGGTTAGCTGGTCTAGTTGTGTCAGTAGATGATACATTGATTAGTTTATCATACCAATCATTTATTTCATCCAGTGTAGGGTTATTTATGTCATTAGCTACCATAGGTCTGATGTTTATAATTCCAAAACATTCAGATACATATTTGGATTTACGCTTGGCATATTTACTTGCTTGATCCAAGAATCCTGCACTTACAACAGTAGGTAGCCCAGTTTCAAAATCGATAGAATCGATTGTGTCGTCTAGGTATACTCCTGTAGGTATAAGATATCTTGCAGGCATGTTTTCTGCGCCCTGGTAACCTTTTTCAAGTTCATCATATAGTTTAGTTCCAATAAGACGTCTACCATCGCTTCCACCAGTTAACTGTGTTTCCTGTACAATTGAAGAAGATATGATTGTTCCAGATAGTGCTGGTAACTCAGGTTCATATACTATTACGAATCGAACTACGTCGCCTAATGCTGGGGTCTTATCTGGGTTAACAAAACGTACTATTGTATTTTTTGCATCTGATACAATTACATCAGCACCGATGATATACTCACTGTTAGCAAGATACCGGGCTTCGATGTTATATCTTTGTGCTGCTCCGAATACAATGTCTTTACCATATATGAAATAACTATATCTGTTTCCTTCTTGCAGATCAGATCTAACGTTGGCTTCAACGAAAATTGATCTGTATTTGTAATCAGCATAGTATTTATCACCTAGTGCAATCAAATTACTCGCAGTTAGTGTGATTATTCCAGTCGTTGAACTGACTGTATAATCTGTGGTTAATGTCAACACTTCGCTAACTCCACCACGTACACGAGTGATTTCAAGGCCAACTATATTATAAGTTAAATCAGTCTTATCCCAATGCGAATCATCGATACAGTCTAAACTAAGAGTGGCTGTTCCAATGTGAATCGCAGTTGCTGTAAGAAGTAATTCAGCTGTTTTAATAGTTAACAGATTGCTAATTGTTTCAGTATTAGGGTCTTCATCTTTATTTGGTGTTGCTGCTAGAGTTGATGTTGTATCACCTGCTTCAATAGATGCACTATCAATAGACTCACTAGCTGTATATGCTGTTAAAATCTCAATCAGTTTGTCGCCATAAGAACCTGCTCCAGATTCAAGATCATAAGTTGTTTCGGATTCTCCTGACACTATCCCTGATACAATAGTAACATCAACTTCAGCAGTAAGAACATTAACCTTTGCCTGGTTAACTGCAGCAAAATCTGCATCGTTATTTAATGCATTAACTAGATCAGATACTCTGTAATACGCACCGGGAACGTCTCCGTCCACATCCATTTGGTAATTCAGCGTAACGCCATCAGGAAGTGCTACATCTAGAACCGTTGGGGAACCGGATGCATCTCCAATAACATTAACTTCTGTAGTATTATCACCGTCTGTTTTGGATTCAATCCTCATGCAGGCAGTTACATCTGTTGCAGATAAATCACCGGATGCTGTTATTTGATTTTCATAAAGATTTAGACTTGCTCTTTGTGCGTCTCCAATACGCACACCATAGATGCTTGCTCCTGGGTAAATGGATTTCATTTCTTTGTAGCCTTTGAATAACATTAAGTCACCAAAAGGGTCTTCGACATGAGCTCCAAATACGCTGGAAATATTTGCGTCGTCCAAAAGAACCGGCTTGTGGAGTGGTCCTTTTTGTGCTGTTCCTAACACTATAATTGAATTAGGGTTAGGTTGTACTGGAGGGACGTCAACATCGTCGTCTATGATGTAACTGGTTGTGTTATTTAGATAAGGGTATTCATCTATAAATGCCATTATAGCGTAACCTCCTTTTGTTTGGCTTCAACCATATTATCTGAAATTAGCCTCCTTTACTATCCAAGTAATATTCTTTTATATCGTCTTTCTTAGCTCGCTTAAGACACATTTAAAGTATCCTTCACTTTAATGTTGTGATTCTCGATAAGTCACTCTAGTCTATTACCTCGTTTCATCAGTGACAGGTGGATACTCAAAGTTATCTTCAAAATTAGGCTCTACATCATCTGTATGATATGTACTATCTATGCCGTAATAGATAAGTAATTCATTTATTGGTTTCTCTATTCGCCACAGATGGTCTTCAGTTATGATATCATATAATGCCGATCTATTATGGTAACCACTACGGAACGTAGTCATCGTCAATCCCCTACCTCGATAAACACATTGTTCTAACCCTATGTGCATAAGCAAGCTACGTCGCAAATCCATGAATCGTTCAAACCATATCATCAGGCTCTCTGTCTCAGTGGCCGTAGGTGCAAAGCAATCAAATCTAATCCTGTCTAAATACCGTCTCAGTAATAGTGTATAAACATCACCGGTATCTGTGTTTTCATATCTGGCTGCAGGTATTAACTTTATTTGAGTCTTACTACCTAGGGGTGCGTGATCTCTTGTCGATGTACTATAACAGATAACATTTGAAGGTACTTGTTCATTGCCATCGGATTGGTTAATGATGTAATCAGGATAAGCAGCTTCATATACTTTCAGCTTATTCTTATCATCCTCTTTTTTGGTTTCGACATCAATGCTACGACCAATTATCTTATAGAATGCCTCAAGATCAATGTTCATCATCTTAGTATTGGCTATAGTTTCAATGCGTCTCCAACCCAATTAATTCCTCCATAATAATAGTCACCTGCTTATTCTCGATTAGTAGCATATTCTTTTGTTCGCTGTTTCAGTTGTCTAACGATCTCCATAAAGGTTGATGGTACAACCATTATGTTATTGTTAGTAAATTTAGTAACTAACTCAAACCTACGGTCTTCATCCTTAAATACGAAGTAGAAGAGATCATGCCCTCTTTTCAAGATAGGCTCTAATCCACTCAACTCCATTTTCTCATGAACTAACGTAGCTGCTACAACAATAGAAGATGTTTTGTACACTTTGTGTTTGATTTCTTCTGTCATTTTTCTTCTCCTTTATTTGTCTTATAATCATCTAGTATATGATTACACTGGTATATGTGATACCGGTATGTAACCACGGATAGTCCGATCATTAATGTGCGCACGCACTTTAACTTTGACTACCTTGTAAATCTCATCTCCATCTATCTTAGGTTCAATCAACGTAACATCATAGATGTCTTTCGCCAATACCTTAGTAGGGGGTGACTTAACTGTTGGTTGTCTTAAACTATACAACCAGTCCTCGCGCTTAATATCTATATTATGAGGGATAAAATATAAGAGAGACTCTCTCTCAATCGTACCGAATCGTGCAAGTATCTCATTCTCAAGAGATGTTCGGCCGGGGACAATTCGTCTGGTCTTAAATACATAATCAGTATAATCCCAGGGAGGTCCGCCTATCGATTCCTTAGCTACTTCATCCCAATACTGGCTTCTTGTTGTTAGATCAAATTTACGCCAACCCGCATACCATCCTGTATTATTTACAATCCAACTCATTTCGAATCGCATGTTAATACCAAAACTTAGTGGGCCACCGTCTAGATTTATATCACTATACGTTCCTTTCGAAGACATCTCTTCTCCTACCAACATAGTCATTTGTATTACCACTCTTTACACCATGTCGGCTATGTCCATTACTAAGAATATTAGACTCCGCAGCATATATACATTCATCAACTGCTGCTGATGATTCACGCAATGCATTTGAGTCATACACAATCTTTAGATCACCTAGTGTTCTCTCTCTTACGATACCGACGTGTCCGCCAAGGACGCTTCCTGTTAATTTCTTAACAGTCAAACAAGTCGCCAGCTTCTTAACCCATCTGTCTGTGGTATAACATGTGGGATATGTACCGTTGAAATACATTGCAATTATATCCAAGCTTACTGCTAGTATATACTCATCTATAATCTTATCGCTCAGTCCACTTACACTGTGTCTCATCTGTGCTTTAACTGCTCTGGCAGTTGTAAACATAGGACACAGTATGGTTCTAAATTCAAATGAATAATCATCATCAAGATAGTATGCACTTGCAGCACCACTGATGCTAACAAACTCCTTTTCGATATCTACACTAATATCAGAGTTACACCTGAACGGAGTAGGAAGTGTTATCCTAATCGAATCATGTTCCATAATGCTTGGAGGTAGATATTCAATGGTTACGTCACCCTGCTCCAATTCTGCACCGTGTGGTTCGATCGTAGGTACATATGCATCTATGTCGTCCAGAGGTATAGTAGTAATGACAATTGGTGTTCCTGTTGCTATGTTTTGCCATACTACAGGCGCATCGAAAAACAAATCAATCATTCCAATTGATGATGTATATCCACTACACTCCACAGCAAATGCATTGTTTTTTGGTATTGTTTTAGTTAGTATAATAGTGGGAATATCAGTAGTGGATGAATCTGAATCATCGTCATCATCATCAAAATCAACCTCTGTTATTATGTCTATGTTTCGTTCGGTTCCTGTAGAGAATCTGAATGTAAAGTTCTGATCCATTGCTTCGTCATCAATAGATTGTACACCTTGGTCAGTTGCATCAGTTACGTCAGCGTCTCCGCCAACCCATACTTCGAATTGACCTAACTTAGGCATATCTATGGTTGGAGTCAATAGGACTTTGTTTGCGTTATCAGGGTCTTTAGTTACTTCAACAGCGATCGATGATTGATAATCAGGTAGAACAAATACCCTGAAATATGAAGATGACAAAGACGCAGTTGTTAATTCTTTATTGAATTCTATTTCAATAACTGCGTCGATAGGTATGCCGTCTTGGTAATGTTCTGGGTATGTCGATGCAACTGTTATCATGTGTTAGTAGGGCTATTTAGATTGGTTACGTTGAGTTTCAATATCCCGATGACCAAAATCATATTTCCCGCCAGCCTCCTGAGTAATCGAACTCATTCCACTTCCATCTGCTTTTCTCAATGCTACGTCCAGTTCACGGATAATTACACTTCTGTTGAAATGTGTCTCTTCATATTTCATCATGTTCATAATGACACTAGAGTCTGATTGGTTTCTAATGTAATTGAGGACTTGATTAACTATAATCTGTTCCTTTTCAGGATTAGGATCTGATCGACGTAACAATGATTCAATCTTTCGATCCATCGCAAACTGTGTTTCAATTCGTGCATTCAGATCAATAATAGGTAGCTTGTCTGTTGCATTTTTGTTAGAGTCGTACTCTGTTTTTGGAACTTGAATTAGTAACGCATGATTGATTCCATTACTTACTTTCTCATAGTTAAGCTGATCGCTTGGATTAACACTACCGTAAATAGCACCAATACCTTTAATTGTTGCTGCGGGTAGTGATAGTGTAATTGTTTCATCTTCAGTTACCCAGAAGCCTGCCTTCTTGCCATTCAGCTTAAAATATAGTATTTGTGCTTTGGGTTCTGTTGTTATGGGAGTAGAACTCTGTTCTTGTGTTGCTTCTTCAACTACTGATTCTTCAACTACTTCTTCTGCTGTTTTACTTTTCTTAGTTGCTTTGCCTTTGTTAGCCATTTCTTTTCTCCTTTTTTTAATCTTCGTTTAACGCAGGGGGAGGGGCAATTAAGCCCCTCCGGTATGCTGCGTCTATTATTTCTTAGTTCATGTTTTAAGCAAATGTTTGAACTCTGTTAAGCGGACTAAGTGATGTTGAGTTAACATTATCGAATACGTAATTTCTACCTATAACGGCATTCTTTACGATTCTTATTGCCTTACCCTGGTTTGTAATAGCCACACCTATTTCTTCACGCATTTTAACCTTGGTAATTTCTTTCCAAGAGTCATTAAAACGATCAGTCATAGGTTCTTCCTTACGCACGAAGATACCAGCTTCTCCAGCTTGTGCAAAGATAATGTCAGTAACATATTTTGCAGTTGCGCCCGTTCCTACTCTTCTTAGAGGAACGTAAGGAGAAAGAATGATCTTCAATGGTGTTGGGAAGTGCTTTGGTGCAAGGTTGAATGTTGAACCAAGTACAGATTGTGATCTAGCATATGGGTTCAACCCAAGTTTCATTAATGTAGCGTCAAGTGATTCATTACCTACACCACCGTCCCATTTAAGACCTAATGGATTGTTAAGCTGAGTCCATGATGGAGCCCTGTTTCCAAGAGGTGGTCTGAATGAAATAACAGTGTTACCATCCAATACAATCTCTCTCATTTCCGGGTCAGTCATGAATGTCATCCACGCAAGAGGGTTCATCATAATGGTATCCATTGTGAATCCTTCCATTTGTGTGTAAGCATAAAGTTCCATTAAATCATTCAATGAAAATGTTCCGTTCTGATTACCGTCAATTCCACGGCCTGTTAGGTTACGAATATCCCACATGCCATTTCCTGTTGGGTCTGCGTTGTCAAACATAACGATCCCTTCGCTAAGAAGAGCATTCATTGCCATCCATTCTCTGTTACGAGTAAGAGCGTTAGCTGCTTTTCTCATCCAGTAAGAAAGAATTGCAAGGTCGTTATTGTCAAGTACGTCTTGTGTTAAAGCAAGAGCCAGACCATACTTACCTGTTGTAAGACTTAATCTGTATCCGCCACTGGTCATTGCGATACCCTGGTTAGGGTATTCACCATCGGCACCGATAGGCCCAGCTGCTAGTGGTCCAGTATCTGTGATTATGATACTACCAGATCTTGTTATTCTAGCGACTGTAAAAAGATTATCCACAATTATTGATGCAGGTTCAATTTCGTCAAGGAGAACTTGAGTTACTGCCTCAGGGATAAATCGTGCTAAATCTTTATCGGTAACAAGGTCCTTAAAAAGAACCTCTTTTTTGTTAGAATTTCCTTCATCATCGGCTACATTTACATAGGACATTCCAGAATGATAGATGTCTCTGATGACGTCAGTAGTTCTGTCAAGGTATTGTAGTTCTTTACTCATACCGATTGATCCTCCTTAGTTAATTTATCTTAGTTAACGTGTAGGTTTATGTACACGATTCCAAATTCTCCACTATTAACCGCATTGATTATGTTATCATAAGTGATAGCAATTCCGGCACCTGTGAATACATAATATACCAGACGGTATAGTTCCAGAGGTAAGCCATATGTTGCTGTACCACCTGAGTGGTTATATGGATAATTCTGTACAGTATCAATAAGATCTTTAGGAAACTTATTATCTACTGCAAAGATTCTACCAACTGTCTGAAGTGTTGTACTTAAATTACCTACATAAGTACCAGCTGCTTCTATAGCTACTTCTGTAAACTGAGGAATGAATTTACCATTGTTATCTGACATTACTGCATTACCAAGAGTAAAAACATCACCACGATCTTCTGCTATCAGACATGCGATACCTTGTGCATAAATCGCCGCATATGCTGCTGACATTGTTTGAACCCCAGCTGCATCTACAGAATTAGTCACGGTTGCACTCATAACTGCACCACCGTTTACTACATACGGTACAGCAATGAAATAATCAGCTAGAACTGAATCAAAAAGCTGAAACGCTGTTTCACTAGCATTAAGATACTGACCTTCTCTGTTGATATAGATATCTTCATGAGCGATACCTAGCGGGATGTTAGCACCACGAACAAATGAATCTGTTATGGTAACCAATGATCCGTCAGGTAGTTGTCTTTCAGTAGCTACGTCATATGCAGTATAAAGATCAGCTGTTCTATCACCACCGTTAGCAATAACGGCAGCGTTGATAACTTTTCCATATCCAAATAGAGGGTTATCTGTACTTGCATAAATGTTGTTGCCCTCAAAGTCGACACCAACTACTTGTTGTCCTGAAGCAGTGTCTGTTGTTTCGATTACTGGAGTTCCTGATCCGGGGGCTTCAAAACCATCGATGTAAGCTTCTTTACTTACAACAGGAATACCACCTACGATTGTTCCTTTAGGTATTGCGATTCCGAAGTCTTCGTTAGTAACTGTGTGAATTGTTTTGATGCTAGGACTGAATCTATGAGGCATGAATGCCACAGATGGTCTTACACCTTCACTTTTTTCCAGTTCGAAGGATACGTCGGATGCAATTCTATCAGGATTGATAGGACGCAGTGTTCGTTTTGCTGAACTTCCAATCGTCTCGAAGTTTAGGTTCTTTTCCATGCTTGTTATCCTCCTTAGTTATTGTACAATTTTATTATTTAGTAACCCTACCAAATGGGTCATCTTTGTCTTCTCCTGAGTCATCAGGATCAGCAGAGTCTCCACCTTCCGGGTTATTTACATCGTCTTTTGGTTCTTTTGCTGGTTGATCTTTAGGGTTGTCAGTGTCTTTACCATCAACCTTTTCTTTTTTGTTCTTTTTGTCTTTGTCAGTGTCGGTTCCCTTAGGATCTTTCTTCTTGTTCTTAGGGTCGTCTGAGTCTTTACCATCGCCTTCTGGATCACGTTTGATTGCATCACTTACTTTCTTCTGGATAGTGTCACTGCCTTTAACATTACGCATATACACATCGTCAATGTCACTTAATGTGTCGCATAGTGAGTCAAGGGAACGTTCTTCCAGTTTCTGTTTGATGCTATCGTAAGATTCCGAAATCTTATCTTCATCACCAGTGCCAATGGCATCTTTCAAAGAACTTGTAATAAAAGAATCAGTTTCAAGACCAATCGCAATAGCTTGCTTAATAACCATGTCTTTAAGACGGTCAATTTTGTCATCGTTATCTTGTTCAGCTTCAGTTCGAGCTTTATCGATAGCACTGATAACAACTGGGTTTGCAAGTAATTCAGATTCGTCTTTGAAGATTAATTCATTCTTCTCCGCCATTATCGTCCTCCTTTTCAAAATCTTAGTTTCTTATTTTGATGTATCACAACCAAGTACGCTTGCTTTTCTGTTAACACATGTTCGAATCCTTGTCTTCTGTGATGAATTAAGGTTTCTTGTAGCTGCTGATTGCCCTAAGAAAGCACGAGCTACTTTAACATGTTCAGCATCAGTTACTGGCCATGACCTACTTGGTCCGCAAAAAGATGACTTACATATTTCTTTACGTTTAGTCTTCTTATCACTTTCCGAATCTACCTTATTAGCGCGAGCTAAGGTATCTTTATCTCCAGACGACTTATCGTCGTCATTGGATTCTGCATAAAACTCATCTAAGTAATTATCTATTAATGATAATAGTAGTTTACTATCAGGTAAGTTGTCATCGTCAACTAACATTATTACATTTTGAGACTTTAACAAACTAACTGCATCTTCAGATGAAAGCGAGGAAGTCGCCATAAGGTTATGAACTATATTTAAAGCTGCCATTTTCTCAGTCACTTTGTCCTCCTCAGTGAGTGATTCTTTCTTTGTTTCTGTCTCTTCCTTTTTATCGACTTCTTCTTTCTTTTCGTCAGTTGTCGATTCATCTTCACAAGGACATCCGTCCTTTGTGACAGTATCATCGTCATTCTGTTTTATAGTTACTTTCATCTCCTCTTCACTTTTAATGTTATCATTCCCATGTGGTTCGGTTGTTCCATTTTGCTTCACTTTGGAATTAGGCTCAACTGTGCACTTTCCGCCAATGCATTTCCAATCATTACCAAATATATCTTCCATCTTATATTCATCCAAATCAAAGAGGTCAACCATGACCTTATCTGATTTACTGTCTATCAGATAGAATGATATATCAGAACTAGTTCCGAACCCATCATCAAGATACTCAGCTTCATGACTGTCAACCATAGACTGTAGTTTATCCATATCCAGGCCGCCCTTCTCATTATATGCATCACCTGTTACAAGTTCCCATTTCAGATTCTTAGAGAATAGGTCGGCAGGTTTAGATACATAGCTTAAGTCATTGTACCTCATACCATGAACAATAAAGTATGCTCGTTTACCTTCATAGTCTTGACCTAGTTTATGTTCACAGTTATCGAAGTAACCTGCACCACATATTGAGCAATATACTTCTGCTGCTTTTGATTTGAATCCTGCTGACAGTGTAAGGTATCTCATATCCATGATGCCTTCAATTGCTTCATTATCTGTTACTACAGTGTATGCACGAATTGAAGCCTTAGGTATTCTAAGGTCATTGATTTTGCTTTTAGGGATGTCATAGTAGATTGGTTGAGCATGAAATACTCTACCTATAGTTTTCTTTGAATCATATGTATTATGGTCATATATGAATGGTATTTCATTAGGAGTGTAGAAAGTCGTCGCATTGGCTTTAATGCTGTCCAGATGATATAACCTATCATTTGAGTTCACATAACCGTATGACGTGGCTGTGTGCACGCCTACGAGCTTCCTGTAGTTGCCCTGCATTGTTTTAGCAATCTCAACTATCTTTGGAGTATAATCAACTGTGGTACCCTTTTCCGGATATGTTTTGAATACCTTATTGTCATTGATTTTAGCTTCCTTTGCTACATCACCTACTGTAAAGTATGGTTCATTAGCTACCTGCTGTTCTCTTGTGAGATTAGCATCGGGCGTGTATCTAACCTCGCCGTCTTTAATGAAGACAGTACGCTTAGTGTCAAACACACGAATTGATGTGGTTTCTAAATCTCTCTCTGATGGTTTGTGATTGTCTTTAAATATCATAGGTATTCTCCTTAGCGATTCACAGGTTTCTTAGAATTTAATTTCTTTCCTGTTTGATTTGGAGTGTTGATGTTGTTAGCTGCTTTACGAGAGGCACCAGATTCCTTAGCATTCGCTGCCTTTGCGGTAAGCCTTGCCCCATCCATTGTTGCCTTAGCTTGTATGTTCGCTACCTCCAATTGTAAGTCGCCTTTCAACTTCATCTCCAATTCTAATAGGTAACCCTTAACGAGTCTAGGATAAGTCATTTCTCTTTCTGCATCAGATAATTCATCCAGCCCTAATTTTCTTCTCCCTTCATGTTCAGTTAAGAGTCCGTTCTCATATAAACGTAAAATCGAGTCCTGCTTCTTAAGCTTAAGTTCTATATCGACATCGTCAAATACCAGCGAAGGTATTACATTAGGTCGAGTGGCCTGAGCATAAGATAAACCAGCCTCCAATAGGAACTCAATACATAACATATCAATTGAAGTTCCAATGATACTTTGTAACTCAATAAGTTTACCTATCTTTTCATCGATTACTGTATCAGCAGTTGAGCGTGCCATTCCTGGTGCCGACTCACCAATGATAACAGGACTAATCCATAGTCCACTAAATACTCTTGCTTTAAAGTATGCTAGGTATTCACTGAGTTTTAGAATATTGCCTGCAACCTGTAGAACTTTCATATCTACATGGTCGCCAGTTACTATGAATCCATTAGATTCCATATTGTTCAATGTTGCTTTGACATCTTCAATGTCTTCCATTCTTGCAGGTTTCTTTATAGCTGCATTTGCTATATTCTGTATAGGATTAGCAACAGAGACATGTATCAGTAATGATCCAAACTGATAGATTAAAAGATCGACTGCTGTTTCAGTTGATCTCAGTAGATTGATATCTTCAAGCACCGGCCAGAAAGGAGGCATCGCCCACTTCTCACCTGGGGTGTGGTGATATCGTATATGATCCACATCATCTTCATTTAGTGTTATAATGTCTGCAGTATTACTTGTTATTCCCCACATAGCAGAAGGCATTCTACTGTTACCTAAACTTGGTCCACCTGGGAAGTTCTTTATATATTGAATAGCATGGTTGATTTTACTCTTCAGTCCTCTAACTTTTGCTGGTATAATTAGATACTCAGTTCCACCGCTTTTCTTCTCTTTAATTACTACACGTCGTGGGTCTGCTACATACCATCCTGCAACAGGATTTACATCTTTACCATTCCATAAATGTTTCATTCCAGATGATCTATTATTATCTCTGACTCGGACAAGGAATGCATTTCCATATAGTAATAGTGAAAATGTAATATCTCTGATTATATCCTTAAGATGTTTCTTTGATGTGATGTGCAGTTCTTTTAATCTTTTCCTTATGTAATCAACAATTATCTGAGTCTTACTATCGAAGTGAAATCCTCTCTGTACTATCCCCTCAACAAACTTATCCACTGCTATTTTGAAGTAAGTCTCTTTGGTATACGCTGCATATAAATCACCGAAGTTATATTGATTAAGATAATTACCATTCATCATTAACTCACGGTCTTTAGATGATTTGTTTTTCTTGAGAGGTCTGTGAGGTACTACACGAGTAGGAACTCTAGTGGTTGCATTAGATCCCGGTTCATCAACAGACATTGTACCCTGGGTTGGGATTCGTCCCCTAAGATCACCAAGAACCATGTCAGACATTTTCCTAATCTTATCTAGTTCTATCTCAGCCTTTCCTTCTTTTGTGAATCGTTTTATTATAGACATAAACTATCCTTCACCTTAATTTTGTGATTCATAACACGTTATATAAGTACTTTTCGCAACAAGTCCTTAAATTCCTCACCACACAAATCTACATTGGCTAATGGGTCGGCTGCGCCTGCTGATGTTGGTGATGCACCTGCTGCAAGTGCTTCCTCAGTACTAACAAGTGCAACTTCTTTTTCTCGCTCTTCTGCAGTCTTGCCATGCTTCCCTGTGATACCACCTTCCCCTGAGTCTTCACCTGCTGCAGTATTAGCTGCTGCATCTGGACTCGTGTACATCGGTGAGTTATATATATTAACATCTAATACACCTGCACCACTATCCTGTTTCATAAATTCACTGTTAATAAATGCATCACCATCCGGCCCAGACGGACTGAATGGGTTCTTATATACAGGAGTAGATACTATCTTCTTTATGTTTTCAGGTAGATCACTAAGTGCAACTAGTGGTGATGCTTTATCCACTTCATCTAATACTGCAGAGATGTCGTATTTATTCGCAACCTGATCCAAGTCACAAAACTGCCTAAGTCTTGAGCCAAGGTTCATTAACATTGCCAGTATATTTCTAAATAACGTTACGTTACGTTTAAGTAACACCAGTTCAAATGTACTATTAAATGACTTCATCTGTTCATTGCCTTTTAACCATAGCATTGATAGTAAGTCCATGATGTTAACAAATAGATTCTTAAGATTACATTTGATTAGTTCTAACCAATACTTAAATGGTGGACATAATGCGACCAGGTCATCTAAGCAGAATTTAGGCGGTCCATCGAAACATGTGGTATCGATTGCCAACTCCAATGCAAGTGACAGTTCTTCGTATAACATCGAAGCAAGTAATGATAGTACTTCAGCCAATGCACTGTATATCGCACCCATAAGTAAGTCCATGTCGAATGGAAACTCAAGGTCTATATTGATATATGATGACCCAAGTAAGAATCCTAGTATAGCATCTAATGCTTCCACTATTGCTCTTGTATCTTCATCAACTTCCCAGTTGTTCTTTCCAGTAAAGAAGTCATGCAGTTGTTGACTTAGCTCCGCCCCTTCTTTCTTCATGCCTAGTTTAGCCATTATCAATGGGAGAAACACATACAATAGTCTCACGAAACAACACACCCATTCCTTTGCTTTCGGAGTCATCCATTCCAGTTGAACGATGCCAGATAGTCCCTTGTCTAGTCCTTTAAGTAGTCCATTCATATTTGAGAAGAAACCTATCATAGGTCCACGGACACCATCAAGTCTATATACTCCTGGAGATTCTACTACTTGAGCAACAATATCTTCGCCAAGTAATCGGTACTTTACTGCTT